TTAAGGAAATACTAATATGGCTATCACTCTGAATGGCACAACGGGAATCAGCTCACCGGGCGGGGATACGAGTACTTCCTTAGCGACGACCAACCTCAGCTATACCGGAACCCTCACAGGCGGTACGGGCGTCATCGCCATTGGAACGAACCAGATTTATAAGGATTCATCTGGGAATATTGGTCTGGGTGTTACGCCGAGTGCAGGGTGGGGAAGCACGTATAAAGCTATTCAGATTGGAACTAGCGGGTCTATAAGTGCTGTAAACAATGCTTCCCCCGGTTTGATGCAAATAAGCAATAACTCTTGTTCTGGGGTGTCTGCTGAGACATATTTGCATACTGGCACAGCAAGTATGTTTCGCGTCGGGTCAGCGGGCGCTTTTACTTGGTATCAAGCAGCCTCCGGCACAGCAGGAAGCGCGATCGCTTACAGTTCGACTATGACGCTAAATGCGAGTGGTAATCTTCATGTTCCCGGCGGCGGTGGGATAGCGTCAAACGAAGCATTTGGTTCGGGTGCTTTGAAATCAAACACCACAGGCTATAACAACACTGCGAGTGGAGTGAATGCACTCTTTTCAAACACCACAGGCGATTCCAACACTGCGAGTGGAATAGGCGCACTCCAGTTAAATACCACAGGCGCTGCCAACACTGCGAGTGGAGGATTAGCACTCTATTCAAATACCACAGGCTATAACAACACCGCGAGTGGATACCAAGCACTCTATTCAAATACCACAGGCTATAACAACACTGCAAGTGGATTCCAAGCACTCTTTTTAAACACCACAGGCTTTCAAAACACTGCGAGTGGATTGAATGCACTCTATTACAACACTACAGGCTCTCAAAACACGGCCTTTGGTTATACTGCGCATCAAAACAACACCACTGGACAATATAATTGCGTCTTTGGAGCGGGGGCGCTTGTAACAGGAACCACTGGAACAGGTAATTGCTCTTTTGGCTACAACGGGATGGCCGCAAGCGCGGTAACAGGCAGTTATAATGCCGGTTATGGGTATAATGCTCTATATAATCTAACTACTGGCTCTGGTAATGTCGGTTTAGGCCAAGGGGCTGGTAACGGCATAACAACGGGTAGTTACAATATCTATATCGGATATGGAGCAATTCCATCGGCCGCTGCTAATGGTTCTGAATTAGTTATCGGATCAAGTCCAAACACCACAGGTAAAGGGTCCGGTACGGGTTATATAAATGTCGGCGGCTCAATATACCAAGGCAACAACTCTGGATCGTGGGCAACAACATCAGATCAACGGATCAAGGAAAACATTAAACCTATCGCAGAAGGTCTGAGCGTCATAAATGCTCTTAATCCAGTCAACTTTGATTATAAAGAATCCGGCAAAAACGAAGACGGCTTTATTGCCCAAGATTATCAAACCGTTTTACCACAGCAAATTGTCACTCACGCGCCGAGTGAAGCGGAGAAAGAATGGGTCGATGAGGAAGTCTTAGGTATTCAGCAGAACCTCATTCCGTTCCTCGTCAAAGCCATCCAAGAACTCACCACCCGCCTTGAAGCACTGGAGGCAAAAGCATGAGCGTTAAGTTAAATTCAACAGGTGGTGGGTCGGTCACTCTTGACTCTCCAAGTACGGCATCAAACTACACTGTAACTTTGCCCAGTGCGGCTGGGACGCTGGCTACTACGACCGGGAGTTTAGCAAGTCCTACAATTACTGGAACGGTTGCTGGTGGGGCAACATATACAAGCCCAACACTAACGGGCGCATCAATAACCGCAGCAAACTCAAACACAGTCGAAGCAACCTCCGGTCCTACAAGCACTCAGCTTGCTGGCAACAGAAACAAGGTCATCAACGGTGGAATGGCAATTGACCAGCGAAATGCTGGCGCTGCTGTTACGACAGATGGCGCTTTCCCAGTAGATAGATTTCAAACTTATCCGGGTGGAACTGGTTCTGGTCAACGCATAGCGATGAGCAATCCTCCAGAAGTTTCTGGATTTGCGTATTATTTAAAATTTATCAGAACTGGATCTGGCTCTAGTTATTCTTATGTTTCGCAAAAAATAGAAAATATTAAATATTTATCCGGTAAACAAATGACGTTTTCCTTTTATATAAGGGGAGATGTTATCAATGCTTCTGGATTTACTGTGTGGAGTGAAGCATTTAAAGATGACGGCACATTTATAGGATATAGTCCAAACTGTTCAACTTCGTTTGCGATAACAAGCACATGGACAAGGGTATCCATGAGGATGGATGTTCCTGTGATATCCGTTGATCCCGGAACTGGCGGCGGTTTTTTTAGAACATATTTAAGGTGTACAGGTCCTACCGAAAACTTCAATATAAGCACAACAGGATGGCAATGGGAAGAAGGAACTGTCGCCACACCGTTTGAGAATCGTCTTTACGGCACTGAGTTGGCGTTGTGTCAGAGGTATTATCAAAAAAGCTATTCGCAAGGAACTACGCCGGGAGCAATTCAAGACCTTAACAAACAGCACTATGGGGCTACTTCTACCTCTGCAAATATTAATAATAATGACACGCCGTTTTGCGTGACCATGCGAACCTCTCCAACGATGACGGTTTACAACCCCACAACAGGAGCAACAGGTACGGCGCGAAATTTTAGTGCCTCAACAGACCTTGCAGCAGCTTTTTACGATGTTGGGGACCAAAGAGGAATGCTTCAGATAAATGTAGCAGTTACGGCTGTGGGTAATGTGCTCACCTATCATTGGACTGCTGTGGCGGAGCTATAAAATGGCATATAAAATTTTAGCTAATATATTTGGATCCGTATGTGGAGTGCTTCGACTAGAAGATAATGCCTGTATACCATTTAATCCGCAAAATGTTGATTACCAGCAATTCAAAATTCAAGTTGCTGATGGCACACCATTAGAAGATCCAGACGGCAACGTGATGACGCAGGAACAGGTGGATGAATTCTTGAGGACGATACCATGAGTTTATTAAAGGCGAATGCCGTACAGTTAGGCCAGTCCATCACAGCGACCAATAACTTTGTATTGTATCAACCCGCATCACCAGACGGCACGGTAAGACTTGGCAATGGGAACTCAGGGAGTGTAACGGACCTTGTTACGGTAGGATCTACGGGGAACCTGACATTCACAGGCACAACAGAAACTTATAACAATTCTGTAGTTATCTCAGCAGCAAGCACAAAATCCATCACTCTCAACGGCGGCGGTCTGACAAATGGCTTGGTGCTTAATGCTAGTAATAATGTTGGTATTGGTACGGCATCGACTGGATATAAGCTCTACGTTACCGGAAATACCCCATCAGGCGGGATTTTTGTCCAAACCGATAGTACTGCTAACGCTTCCCCCATAGTCAGAGTGCAAGGGAGCAGATCCGATGTAAATACTAGTCAATGTTTTTCTGGTGGTTTAGCACTTGAAAGATATAGTTCTTCTGCGGCAATAGGTTCGGGTCAAATATTAGGTACTATTTATTTTGGTGGTAACTATTCAGGATCAAGCATGGGGTATGCCGCCTCTATTTCGGCGGTTGCTAGTGCGAATTGGTCTTCAACGACCACAGCTAACACGGATCTTGTCTTTTACACTGGATCTACAGCACAGACGGCGCTTGGTGCGGCTAATGTCTCGTATGGCACAGAACAAATGCGCATCGACTCCGCTGGAAATTTTATCTTGACAGCCGCTGGGTCCATTAACCTAAACGCGCTAAACACATACAGCAATGCGGCTTCAGGCTACCAAAAATTGCCAAGTGGAATCATTATCCAATGGGGTACGACCACATTTAATGCAAGCGGTGTCGCATCAATTACGTTTCCAGTAGCTTTTCCTTATGCGTGTAGATTTGTTAATGCTTCCATCGCAAGAGGAACTACGCTATCTGGTTATTTAATGTCTACGCAAGTTGGATCATATACCGCGACCGGCGTTACGATTATTGGCAACTACACTACTTCAGGTTCGGTGCTTACCACTTCTGCAAACGAAAGCGCTGCCTGGGTCGCAATAGGATATTGAGGATAACATGACTAAATTTTTCACCGGAAACCCTGTTGCTTTTTACGATCCTGAAATTTGCCAGGCACCTAAAGAGGCTATTGAAATCCCCGACGCATTGTGGTTGTCACTATTAGAAGAACAGAGTCAAGGAAAAGTAATTAAAGCTGATGCTGACGGATACCCAATAAGCGTAGATCCATCTCCACCGTCTATCGAACAGCGCTTGGAGTCTTGTAAGCTGCAAGCAAAATCCCTTTTGTTAGATTCTGATTGGGTTGAGTTACCTTCGGTATCAGCTTCCGAAAATTCTCCACGCTTACAAAATGTAGCCGGTTTTTTAACGTATAGAGCGTCATTGCGGATGTTGGCTGTCTCTCCTGTTCTTGACCCAATATGGCCCACCAAACCAGTAGCGGAATGGAGTAACTGAATATGTCCATGACCTTCCCCTCATCACCTACGGTTGGGCAGCAATATAGCGTTTCTGGTGGACCGACCTACACTTGGTTGATTAGCACCCTTGATTGCAAGCCACAGGTGGGCGATCTCACAGATTACGTCGTAGTCTCTCATTGGTCCTGCTCCGGCACGGACGGTACTTTCACGGGATCTTGCTATGCAACGGTATCTTTCACGGTCAACCCCGACAAACCAGATTACACACCTTACCAAGATCTGACTGAAGCTGAAGTCATTCTGTGGACCCAAGACGCCCTTGGCGAAGAACAGGTCACGGCGATCTATACTTCAATCGACACACAGATTGAAAACCAGAAAAATCCCCCCATTATAACCCCAGCCCTTCCGTGGGCTGCTCCAATTTCAACAACCCTCTAAGAGGACAATATGCCTGAAAAAATCAACCTGTCAGTAAATCTCGTCAACGGTATCCTTGGATATTTGGGTAAGCAACCTTACGAACAGGTAGCCCCATTGATTCAAGCCATTCAGGACGAAGCTAAAGGCCAAGTGCCAGAAGCTCCAGTCGAAGACGAAGTAGCTGAAGCTGCTTAAATAATCAGAGGTACTGAATGAGAATCACAATACCCGGTTTCGAAGGCGTCAACTCTCTCCTGGCCCCACAGAGGATCAAGGAAACAGAGGCCGTCGACGCGACCGATTGTGATTTTCGTTCAGGCGACCTTCGCGGGTATTTAGACGACGCCCCGGTAATGGACGGCACCACGCCGAGAACCACCGCTTACCACGACATCTACGGCGTCACTATCTTTGATTACACCCCCACCCAAGAACTGATAACAAACGGCGATTGGGATATTGTCAGATCCCCGGTAGTCAACGACCAGTACAAACGAGTCTATTTTTCCAGATACGACCCACTCAGCACGACGAGTTACGTTGGAATTGTCGACAGCTCGAATGTCCAGAACCAGAGTGGCGGACTGTCTTATCTCAGTTCAACGAAACGCTTAGGGGTCCCTAAGCCCATAGATTTTCTAATTCCGCCAACTTATCAGATTCGTCAGGGTGATGTCTTAGGCACAGTCATAAGCTCAAACGCAGACGCTAAGATAAAGATATCACCGACACTTGCAGGACAGTTAGACAAAGGCGTCAAGCTCATCGTTTCATGCCCCGGATTTCCAACATCTGGCTTGAGCATCACAAACATTAGTTTGCAGGGCGACGGTGACACTTTATCTGTCATCACTTTGGCGGGGAATAAAAAGGTTTGGAAGAATTGCGACGTCGTTAAAATCACTCCCCCTTCTACGACTACACCAAAAGTTTTCAAAACATCAATAACTTTCAGGCTTTCTAACCATGGCCTAGTTAACGGCGACCAAGTTGTTGTGTCGAGAAGAAAAGCACCTGGCCAAGGAACAGCAAATCAAGGCTGGCCCACACTTTTTCCAACTAACGCCGGCTCCACTTTGTGGAGTGTCACCGCCATCGACATCAATAATTTTTCCCTGGACGGCCTTAATGTAACCGCTAATGCCACTGAAGCCGGAACAGTTATAGCCGACCCATTGGTCAAATTCTCTCTGTTCGCTCCTAGTGCTGCTTCATTTCAAAACCCATCGACTGTATCTGTTGATAACGGCACGGACATAACTCAATCAACCATTACAAGTTATCCTGGCGGCGGTGCAACGGTAGGCACATGGGTCGATGCTGCGGCTATTGATACGCTTCGCTCAAGGTCTTACTGCATCACTTACGTCAATTCTTACGGGGATGAGTCAGCTCCATCGACTCCGACTAATCCTTTTGATGTCGTCCCAGGATCCCCTGTTACCTTTGGTCCAAACTCTTTCACAATCACCTCGGGTCTTTCGGGCTGGTCGATGAACGACGTGACTGACCTGGTGGAGGTTCGCCTTTACAGAACCGATGAGACAGGAACATTCCGCCTGGTAACAACGGACTCCCTCACTTCGGACAGCACCAAATACAACATCATCAGGGTCTACAAAACTGACCCGACTCAAACCACTCAGACCATTCAGCTCAAGTCCGATGGCAACATTTTCGTCGACAAATTGACCGACGCGCAGCTTGGTGAACCTTTGACAACGACGGGATGGTATCCACCTCCCCAGGGCGTTCAAGGAATCATATCGGCCCCCAATGGAGTGGTTGCTGGATTCAAGGGTAAGACGGTTTACGCTTCCGTCCCATATGTCCCATACGCATATCCCGTTGCATACCAAACGGCGACGGACGCCGACATTATGGGGCTTGTAACAACAGGGACGGGTATCGCAGTCCTCACAAATCAAATGCCTTACATCATGATCGGCAACGACCCGAGTTCATGGTCGATGGTCAAACTCGAAATTGCTGCGGCTTGCGTTTCCCACGCATCCATTGTGGACATGGGGACTTTCGGTATTTACGCCGGACCTGATGGGTTGATGGCGATAGCTGGCGCAGGAGTTAAAAATCTGACCCAGGACATGCTGACCAGGTCGCAATGGCAAAAGTACAACCCATCAACGATTATTGGGGGCCATTCTGAAGGCCGATATGTTGGGTCCTATTTATCCGGATCGACTAGAAAATCCTTTATCTTCGACACCATCACCAACGACTTCGTAGACCTATCAATCGCAGCGGTTGGGTTCTATACCGACCTCCGCACGGACACTCTGAAATTCGTCGACACATCCGGCAACATCAAATTGTGGAACCGAGGGACAACGACCAAAAGTTATTTCTGGAAATCGAAGGTATTCCAGCTTCCGATGCCCGGTCTGTTTGGGGCTGCTCAAGTAGTGGCTTATTCCTATCCTGTGACGTTCAAACTCTATGACTACGACACTGGCACCCAGATCGGTGCTTCCATTAGTGTCACGGCACAAAACCCGTTCAGGCTTCCATCGGGAACTAGGTATCAAAATCTTCAGATCACATTAGAAGGTACGGGGTCTGTAGCAACGGTTGCGGTGGCAACCAGCGTTGGCGAACTGAAGGAGGTCTGATGGGCATTCGTGGCGTACCTCCCGGCATTACCGATCCGAACCTTCGCGGCTTTCTTCAGGATATTCGCAACGCTCTAGCGGGCGTTTCTGAAAAAGTCACCAAGCTCTCAACGACTACGACAACTTCTGGTGGGGGCGGTAATCCAGGCCCTGGCGGCGGCGGCGGTAATCCTCCTCCCGATGGTGGTGGTCCTCCTCCAACTAGCCCTCCTGGCGACGGTTTAAACCCCCCACCCCCCACTTCTCTGACAGCAAAAGACGGCACGTCACGTATCACGCTGTCTTGGGATAACCCGGTTATAGCAGACCTTGCCGATACAGAAATATGGGGAAAAAGAATTCTCTTGCCGTGGGATGCCACAAAGACTTACGCCAACGGGGATTACATCATTTCGGGGTCAGCGACATATGTCTCGATCAAAAAAAGCAATTTGAACCATGCAATCACAGACACCGCGTGGTGGGTTCCGTCCGTCGCTTTTGGTCCGACGACCAGGTCAAAACTGGGCGCTTCTAAAGGATCCCCGTGGATTTTTACTGGTGCCGACAATAACAACCTAGGGCAAGAGACATGGGCTTTCTGGGTCCGCAACCACGACACCGAAAATCTGTTCAGTGATTTTTATCCGACAGATGATGTTGGCGTTATCGGCCATTCGGTCACAGTTGAATATGAAATATCCAACACAAATCTTTGGGGCGACCTCGAAACCAGGATTACCGTCATCGATTCTCCGACAGGACTAATTGCCCAAGTCGACGCAGAAGTTCAGGCACTCCAAGGTGAAGTAGATCAGTCTATTGCGGACTTGAAGAATGGTGTTACGGACATCACAGTCACCACGTCCTCTGGCACAACGACACTAAAGGGCCTAAAAGCCTCAACCGAGAATAGCGCTGCCGGGATTGTGGCCATAAACACTGTTAGTTCCACTTCTACTTCAGCGATTGCAAGGTCTCTTTGGGGTTTGACTGCGGCAGTCAACGATCCAACTACCGGAATTAGTTCGAAGTCCAGCATCACGCAGTTAAACCAAGCGGTGTCGGATTTGAATGGGGCTTCCGCGACACAGCTAAATAATATAAATGCTCAATTCACCGACAAGCAAGCTCAAATCGATACAAAGGCCAGCTTGACGCAACTCACTCAAGCAAAGTCGGATATTTATGGTTCTTCAGTTTCTCAGTTTTCGAATATCAATGCGTCATTTCAATCACAAGCGCAACAAATAGCGTCCAAAGCGACCATTACTGACATAAATAATGCAAAGTCAGATATCTATGGGTCTTCAGTCTCCCAATTTTCCAACATACAGGCGACCTTCAACAGTCTAAACGACAACATTAACGGAAAAGCGGGCGTTACTTTTGTGAACGAGGCCGTGGCAAACGCAAAAAATGAAGCGATTGCGACCTCAACTCAACAGGTATACAGCACCCTTGGGGGCAATTCTGCAACGGTCCAACAAAAAGTCAGTTCCTGGAATGGCGCTGCCGCTTCTTACTCAGTCAAGATCGACAACAACGGGCAGATTTCTGGGTTTGGGCTGTCTTCCGAATCGGTGTATGGGCAGCCCACGTCCTATTTTATTGTTCGTGCGGATCGGTTTGCTATTGGTCGTCCTGGCACGGGGCAGTCCGATACCCCATTCAGTGTAGACACATCAACAGGAATTGTGCGGCTCAATTCAGCCAATATTTCTAGTGTGATTCAATCTACTAATTTTAATGGCAATTCGAATTGGATTGCCTCCAATCCAGGGGACACTGGTTGGGCGATCAACCAAGCGGGCGAAGCCGTTTTCAACACGGCCATTGTTAGAAAGCCGTCCAATATAGCAAGTTCCGCCTATGGCGCTTCGGCGAAATTTGAGTCCTCCCAGTATACCGATGGGGGGTCTAGTTATGAAGAAACCTTTGGGCCATATTATTATAAAGCTAACGTAGGGCAAACAACCAATATTTTATTAACCCTTGATTGCCAAACGTCGTTAAGTACATATAACATAGAGGTTAGAGATGGCGCTAATAATGTAATTTGGGTAGCCTATAATAAAAGGGGGGCGGCAATTGAGTCAAGATTCTTTTCTGGATCAACTTCTTTTTACGCTCACGTTAATCAATCTTATGTTTATCTAAAAGTCTACATGCAATCCGGTGGTGGATCTATGGGTATGCCAAGATTTAATATCTTTGAGATTGTTTCATGAACAGCCTTATTTACTACGATCTTTTAACAGGCGCAACAATTCGATCTGTCTCAAGCGTTGAAACCTTACGTCCAGAATACTTTGACGAAGAAATACCGGAGGGGCAAGGACGGCTTTTTGCTGTAGACGTCCACAGCATTATTGGCAAAAAGGTGGTTGATGGTGAGATTGTCGATGACCCTTCAGCAATTACTCAATCGAGATTAGACAATAGGGTTCAGCTCCTAACGAATTGCGACTGGTACTCCATCCGGCACCGGGATCAGGTGGATCTCAAGGTTCCTACGTCACTGACGGAGTCCCAATACGGACAACTTCTGTCTTATCGGCAACAACTTCGTGACTGGACCGATGGCGCTTTTCCTTCGAAACCTGAGTGGATGTCATGAGATTAAAGCCGGCCTATATCAGAAGCCATTGGGGGTGGGTCCAGGAAGGTCTACGCGAAGTGAAAGCATTGCGCGGGGGTACATGGCGCCCTGAAGACATTTACGCAGAGTGTGTCAACAAAGACGCCTTTCTATGGATCTCTGATGACACCTTCGTTATTTTGAAGCCCACGGTCGATGAATATTCAGGCGAAAGAATCCTGTTGACTTGGATGGCCTGGGGTAAATCAAAGGATGATTTGATGCAAAAGTACCAGGGTCAGATCGTGGAGATTGCAAAAGATCAGGGATTTGAGAAGCTTCAGTTTTATCGTCACGCTAAATGTTTTGTTGAACACAAAGGCTGGACAAAAACCTACACCATTTATGAAATGGAGCTTTAATTATGGCACCCGCACACGTCTCAAAACAACATGATTCACCTTGGGACATCGTTCAAGCAGAAATCGCGCAACAAAGATGGAACAGATATAAAACTACGATGATTCCTGTGGAAAATCAGTGGATCGCGAATACCGAATCACTGAACTCGCCCCTTAAATCGGACGAGGCGGCTGGACTTGCAACCTCAGGCGTCATGAAAGAAGCATCGCCAATGATGGACCAACAAAAAAGCCAGATGATTAATGCTGGTGTTAACCCTAACAGCGGGGCTTACATCATGGGCCGTGCAGACATGGGCAATAATCTGGCTGATGCGACGGGCAGCGCTGATCTTAACGCGCGCATGGGCCAAAAGAACCGCTACTTGCAAGGCCTTCAAAATATTGTATCTATCGGCAACAACCAGGCGGGTACGGCCCAGCAATCGTTGTCAGACGTCGCCAACATGGCAAGGGCTTCAGCCATGAACAACATCGAATATGGCGCACTTCAAAACCAGGCAGCAGGCAATGCAGCAGGAACAGGAGTTGGTCTTGCCATTAGCGCTTACGGCAAAAAAAGATAAGGAGCATAACTATGGGCGGTGGTGGCGGTATTTCAAATGCTTATGAAGCGTCCATGCCTTTCGCTGAAATTGCACGGGCGCAATGGCGTGACTACAAAAAACGGTTCATGCCGGTCGAAGACAAGTTGATTGCAGAAGGTACTGATCAGACTCAGTACATCCGCGATCCAAGGATGGCGGCTGATTCGGTTAACAACGCGTACAACACTCAATCGGGTGCTACCACTAGAGACCTTGGAAGAATGGGCATCACCATGTCTCCAGAAGAACAAAGTGCAGCAAATGACAGTACGCTCATGAATCGCACCCAAGCCTTGGTTGCTAACCAGAATTCAGCGCGGATGGGTGTGACGGATCGCATAGCCGGCGTCATGGATGGCGGTTTATCAGCTGCAGACAGAACCATTAGGAAATAATCATGGCTGGACTTATCGATCTCGGTATTGATTACAAGCGGCAAGCCAACGCAGGTTTTGGTGAAGTATCAAAAGCAAGAACCGAACAAGCGCTGTTTAATCGCAAGATGAATGCTCAGAACAAAGCAGGTGCTTACCAAGCAGCGGGTACTGGTTTAGGACTGGGCTATACGGCTTATCAAAATGGAATGCTTGGAAAAGCAGCCGAGACATTGAAGGCAAGTCCAGAAGTCGTCAAAGCTTTAACGCCAACACCAGAGCCACCAACGACCCCTACGCCCGCGCCTACAGCTCCACCTGCAGAGTCACCACCGACCCCGGCAGCACCAACACCACCGCCTACAGAGCCTGTAGTTCCTGTTGAGCCACCGCCAGTAGCTGCTCCAGAAATAGCTGCTCCAGAAATAGCTGCTCCAGAAATAGCTGGTGGTGGCGAGGCAGCAGCGGCAGGTGGCGAGGCAGCAGCGGCAGGTGGCGAGGCAGCAGCGGCAGGTGAAGGAGTCGGCGCTGTCGCATCTAACCTGTGGGCGAGTCTTTTAGCCTTGTTTTAGGCAAACATAAACACTGAAACAACCCGCTTCGGCGGGTTTTTTTATGACCGTCGAATCGTAGTTGTAGCCCTCACCGCCTGGCTGGGGTGCAATACCGAATAATCTTGGAGACTCCCATGAATGGCTTTGCAGCAGAAGGTTTCACAAAAGGCCTGGTAACGGGTCTTGAAGCTGGTAACACACTTACCAATTCAAGTCACGAACGACAATTGTCAGACCAACGCAATGAGTGGCAAAAGCATTACTACGAAAGCGCTGCACTCAAAGATGAGATGGATGCACAGAAAACAGCGGGCGAGCTAAGAAGCAAAAAGCGCTCTGAAATGCTTCCTCAGCTTATGCCTATCGCTCATTCTGTTGCGAACGGAGAACCCGTTACCGAAGAGCAAATGAAGCTCCTAAGCGACAGTGGAATCAATTTGGGGGCCATTTCGGATGACGGTGCAGTTGATCGACTGAAGAACGTCGTTGACCTAGTACGCCAAAAGAAGATTGATATGAACCACCCCATGGTTGGGTCGGTTCTCAATGATTTTCTTGGCCATAAAGTTCAGCGTGGTATTGGTGGCGTATCTATTGATCCAGCAACCAACACACCAATTCGTGTTGATAAGAAAGAAATTATTGGACTCAGTCCTCATCCCACAGATCCTAATCTTGTCGGGGTCAATGTCAGAGTCACAGGTAAAGATGAGAATGGTAATACCCATTCTTATGACGACCTGGCATCCGCTCATGGCACGTCACATCCAGAAGACAATTACCTGTTTTTCAATCAGAAGCAGATTGAAGCACCGCTTGCTGCTTCTGTAGCACTGAACGCGGGCCTTAAAAGGAACTCAGACAACAGGCAGATGTTGGGCCAGATGCTGACCGATTATGCGATTGATCCTGAAACCCAAGCAAAAATTGGATTTAAAAACGCTCAAGCTGAAACTGAAAAATCCCAACAAAGAGCCACCGAAGCCTTGGCTGATCAACGCTCTTCTCATGCAAATTTCTATAGTACTGAAAAACCCAAAACAGAAGCGGCGCGTCGTGGATTAATTGAAAAACAAGCTGGAACAGAGGACGCAAGGTCCGCTTCCTACGATCGCAGTAACCGACCTACCAATAATGGTTCATTAGGTTCTGCAAAAACTTCATCACCCAAAGTGAAAGACTTTGACGAATCTTTGGCGGCCAAACAGGCGAATCGATTCGTTCCTGCACCCAGGGATCAATACGATAACAAGGAAAAGCCTAGTGATGAAACCATCCAAAAGCGCAATGCCCACATTGGCAGGATCCGGGATCTTATGCGCGTTGGTGGCGTTGAAAATCAGCATGATGCAGCAAGCTATGCCGAAAAAGGAGAACAGGTTGAGCGCGTGACAAAAGATGGCCGCAAGTTTAAAGGCATCCGGGTCCTTATCGATGGTAAGCCGACCACTTTCCCGACTGAGTGGATTAATTAAAAGGAAATCCTATGCTGGCGTTTGATGATGAAGGCAATGAAATTTCCTTGGCTCCTGCCAAAGAAACCCGCTCTGAACCTGTCACGCAGACCGCTCATCAGGGATTAGACCCTGAAAAAAGGGCATTGCTGGATACCATCGCTGGGGGTGAGTCACCTGGCTATAATGCCATGTATACCGGCAAAGGATCTGTCAGAAGATTCACTGACTTTTCTGACCATCCTCGATCAGGTGACAGGATCAGTAAAGGCCCAAACGCAGGGCAGACTTCATCCGCAGCTGGCCGTTATCAGTTCACCCCATCAACTTGGGACAGACAGGCCGAAAAGCTAGGACTTCCAAACTTTCGACCTGAGCATCAAGATGTCGCTGCAGCGGACCTGGCTGAAACGACTTACGGAAAGCGCCTTCTTGACACTTTAAAAACCGGAGACGATCGGCGTATTGCTGACGTTGGCAGAGGCCTGAATACCCAGTGGACGTCTCTTCCAGGTGGCTCTGAATCGACAATGTCTGACAGGGATTTTGTTGATAGTTACCGTCAAAATCTAGCGAAGTACAAAGGTGAAGGCCGTCCTGATGCAGCCAAGAAGTATGGTTTTTCTGACGACGAGCTTGGCCCCATCAGTGACCCGGTTAAATCAGAACCAAGTTCTTTAAAGCTCTCATCTGCTCCTATTGGTCAGGATCAAGAAAGCTTCTCGAGCCGAGCCGGAAGGGCGCTGTCTGACGTAGGCAAGTCCTTGGCGGATATCAATTCTCATTTGGACCCTGTCAAAAGGCTAGCACCCCCAGCGGCTCAAGAAGTCCCCAAGGTTGATCCTGACTATAAAAAGTTAGAAGACTCCCTTCATACAACCCTCGCTCCTCAGTTTGTTGACAAAGTCCGTAATGTTTACGAGGCAGCAAGTCCTGATGAAAGACAGCGGTTAATGGCCCAGCCGGGTGAGGTGGGTGCAGTCGCTCAGTACATCGATCAGAAGTATCAGGGCGCTGATCGTGTCATGTCCACAAACCCAGACCTAGCTGCCGTGGGTGATCGTCGTGAAGACATCACTCTCCGCAATCGTCTGAATGGCATGGAGGACCAAACGGCCAAACAGATGGCTGATCGCGAAGTCAGGTTTAACTCCGCTCCCATCACGGGGCAAGCGCAATCGACGAATTTTGATTTTGAACGGGCAAAAGAACTTAGAGATGCCGGTCCTATTCAGCGCGGCGCGATTCAGGGCGCACAGGATTTAAAAAGCCAAGCGGCTGGTCTTCACTTTATGGCAGCAGATCTTGCTGATTCCATGGGTATTCCTGGTGCTAAAGGGTATGGCAGAGCGCAGCTTGAAGCCAGAAAGAAACTTCAAATGGGCGAGAATGAAATGGGTCAAGCACCCAATGAGTTCAACCGACATTTGGAAAGCGCCATTCGTTCAACTATTTCCAATGCGCCTTCATTAGCTGCCGGCGTTTTCAGCGGTGGCGAAGCGATTCCTTTATTAGGTCTCGGGGCGCAAGTCACTGGTGATGAGTACGCCAATGGCGTAGAGCGCGGTTTAAGCAAAGAGGATGCGCTTAAAAGGTCTGTGCTGTTCGGATCAGCTGAAGTTCTCGGGGAAAAGTTTGGATTCAAGGACCAGGTTGATCTTTTAAAACGTGCATCTGGCGGCAACTGGAAAAACTTTGAAAGCTTGTTTGTCAAAAACCTTGGCGAACAGTTGGCCGGTGAAATGGGTACGACCTACGCTCAATTCAAAACGGACAAGTCAAAACAGTTTGGTCTGAATCAAGACGCAACCGCGAAAGATCTTCTGAATCAAATGAAAGACACCGTTTATCAGACGGTGCTTCAGACGTCGATGATGGGCGCACCTGGTGCAATTCGTGCCGCGAACAGCCGTCTCAAAGAATCAGACGCCAAACACGACCAGCCTTTCTCCGATGCTTTCACGCCAGTTAATGACACCTACCGGCAGATTATCGGAACCCGTATTGGTGCCTTACGCAATGATCCTGAATTCAAGGAAATCATGCGGCATGAAACCAATATCGACTTGTCAGGAATGGAAAGGGCCAAAGCGGCCCGTCAGATCTTGGCAGAACGTCGATCCCTCAACGAAGTTAATAAATCATCCATATCAGGAGAAACCAATGGCCAAGATGCCAATGTCAGCAATCAGGGGAATGAAGGACGAGAAGGAATCCCCAGCGAAGCGGAAACGGGACGGACGGGAAGAGATGGGCGAGTACAAAGCGAGCAAGAAAGTACCTCTCCCATCATCCCCGAATATCCCACGTCCAACGCTCAAGAAGCCAACGGCTCGGGCGCGGTAAACAATGCCATCGAAATCGGCCAGCCAGGCGAGATTAATGGCAGCAGCAGCGCACAATCCGAAGTTCGCCAAGGCAGTGGGAATTCCGACCAAAGTAGCCAAGGAGTTCAACTCGGCAGACAAGGGGACCGGAATTCTCAAGAAGAAGCGCAAGTAAATCGCTTTTTCATGAAGCCCTCTCCGGAGGGCGTCCAAATTGTTGATGCGGCTGACCATGTGATCAGTACGCATCCGCAATTCTCTGATGCCATCGAGGCATTCGATCAGCTTCAAGCCAATGCTGATAACCAACAAACTCAAACCGCAACCAATAAGGAGACATCCGATGAACTGCAAACTACCTCCAAGGCCGGCAGCGAAGGCGCCCGCTTTCAAAACCCAGAAGGTCGTCGACAACAAGCTTCCAAAGGAACTGAACAAGGGTCCAGGCAAGAAGCCGTCCAACAAAGAAATCATGGACTAAACGACAGGGAAGAACGCGCAAGCAAACTTGATCTGCTCGCCCAGGAGCAGGATAACCTGGGCAACCATTCTGAGGCAGCCCATTGGCGTCAAAAGGCCGCTGATTTTCGTTCAGGGAATTTTGTACCGGAGGCTTACGAGGATGCCAATCATCCCACGGGAAATGTTGGAGAAGATGTATCAGGATCTTCAGGAACAGTACAAAACGCTGCAAGTGGAGAACCGGGAGCTGGTGTATCTGATGGAAGTCTCGGACGAGGAACTCCTGGCGAACGATCTTCTGGAAATGCTGGAAGGTCTGTCGGTGGAACCCTGGCAAGCGAAGATAGTAGCGTCGGTGGACGAGCATTAACGGCCAAGGAAGAAAACGAGCTTCGGGGCCACAACACGGTCCTGAAAAAACTTGGCAAGCCCGAGATGACGCCGGAGCAATTCCTGGCGGAGCAATCAGCTAAACTGCAGCCTGCCGCGAGCAATCGCACCGTGACAGATCAGGAGGTCGTTGATGCCTACAATTCAGCCGTCGGAAAATACAACAAGCGAGCCGCTACAGAAAACGCAGCCATTGACGCCCGAGGAGTTGGTGAGAGTAAGAAAGTACCTCGCTCGAATGTCAAACCCGCTACCACGTTGCCCAGTAGCGGATCTCTTCAACGACGAACTGCAGAATCTATTGCAAAGATATTTGGACATAAGGTCATCTTTATCGAGTCAGCAGACGGAAAACCCCTCGACATAGACGGGTCAATCGTTGGATCGCATCCCAATCACATCCTTCTTGCGGCAGATTCATTACAGCCGTTATCTCGCGTCGTCTTTCATGAACTGACTCATGGCTTACGACGTAATGCGCCTGAGATCTACGGCCAGCTGGTTCG